CGCCTGAAGATTGGCGGGCAGTAGTTTGCAATTTAGCTTTTACCAATGGGTTAGTCAAGTAAGCAACACCATTTCCGTTAGCGTTCTCTACGGCTTTCATCAAGTTAACAACATCGGCCCAAACTGGAGCAATTCCGTTAGCGTTGGTAGCGTTAGAAGTTGCGCCACCTGCGAAAGTTACGTTAACGTTTGCGTTACCGATAATTCCTACAGGCTCGTTAGAACCACCGCCTTTGATAGCAGCAGTTTCCAAAGATTGCGCCATAGCGTTAAGCAACCAATTACGTACGTACCCGTCAATCGAGTTGCTAGATTGCAACATTAACTGATTAGAAACTTGGATGTAAGCGGCCAAACGCTTAGGAGAAAAAGTGATTTTAGAGAAAGCAGGGCTCTTTTCAGTAGCAGTGCCGTTCTCAGTATTCCAACCTGCAGAAGGCAAAGTTGATGCTGTTGGTAGATCTAAGTTTCCAACCAATCCGCTCAAACGCTGAACGCCCAATCCTGCTAATACTGTGCGAGGAAGTAAAACGTCAATGATTGAACCAACAGAAGTTTGAATATTTACTCCACCTTCAGAGCCTGAGCTTCCACCTGTGGCAGTCATGTCACGTGTGAATACTTCAGAAGGGATTTTGATAGAGTGCGCAGAAACGCTTACACCTGAGCGCTGAAATTCAGATCCACCCATTGCAGAAAATTCACCCTCAACGCCTTCGCGACGGCCAGTGATAGCCATTTCCATTGCGCGTTTGAAGCTGTAATCTTTAGCCATGTTTGACTTTTCTTTCTCTTCGCTACGGCTTGCGCTGTGGCCTGCTGCCTGAGCTGCAAGGTTTTGCAATTTCTCTAAGGTTTCAACCTCTGCTTTGATCGCGCCTAAACGGGCTTCGATTTCAGACAAACGGTTAGTTTCAGTGTCAGCCATAGAACGTGCTTCACGCTCGATGGTAGATTGTAGGGTAGACAATTCGCCTAGCAAACGTCCACGCTCTTCTTTTAGGGCTTTAATTTTATTCATGATTTTTGTTTTTTTTAATAGTTTGTATATCTGGCTAGTGCTAGTTTCAAAATATCGGCGCTAGCGTTGCTACGCTTGGCGGCTTCAATTTCTAGCTCTTGGTCTCTCAATTGTGCAATGCTGCGCGCGTCCGCTTCTGTCTCTTCATAAGCAGGATAAGTAACGGGGCTCACATCGTATAGATCCTCAATCATTGTTATTTTACGCTTGCCCATTGTGCCGTATTTAGTCGACTCGCTCCAAGTCTGCTCTTTGATTGTAAAAGCAAATGAGCTCTGCGTAATGTCTCCGCGCATAATAGAACGAACGACGCTCATATGCGTAGGGTTCTCATAATCTGGTACCCAAGTATACTCTAAATTTCCGTCGCCATTTACAAATACTTTACAAGTGTTTGCTTTAGTGCGGCCTAAAATTAGCTCGGCTTCATGATTAAACAAACAACGAATATCGTAATCTTTACTTAAAGCGTTGTCAAACGCTCCAGCCATTATAACCTCCTCAAAGTATCCAAGGTCTGTAACTGAATTTACAACGGCAGCAATTCCGCCCACCTCTGTTGGCATACCTTCGCCTGCCGCTCTAAAGTTAACTGTGCCTGTGTAGGTCCGTTTCTCTTGTTTCATTTTAATTTATTGTTTGGTTATTTACGCCGTCGGGGTTATTGTTTTTGTCTGCCGTAGCCATAAGGTTTGCAATCTTCGCATCCATATACTCGTTAATCTGACTGCTAGGCATTAAGTTGGCTTCAATTAAATACTCTTCGCCGCCATTAAATCCGTTTACATCTTCGTAAAGTCTTGCCTCGTTTCGAGAAAGCCAACCGCCGCGGATGCCTTTATTATAATAGTCTGCGCGCTCATTGGCGGAGGCTCTCAATAGTGAGTTAAAATTAAATTTAAAGTAATATGTTAACTTGTCATTTTCTGTTAACAACTTGCGGGCTAGTTCCTGCTCAATGTTAATAGCGTAGCTCATTAATGTACGCGCATAAAAGTCTTGATATTCCTGCTCAACGCTGGACTTTATACCTGCGCTTGCCCCAATCATTGAAGCAGGCACGCCAAAAATCCGCGCTATCTCTTCGCTGCTAAATTTACGGGTTTCTAAATACTGCGCCTCTTCAGGACTAAGGCTAAGCTTTTCCATCTTGATGCCGTTGGGTAATACCGCGCTGCGGCTTGCCCCGTCTATAACATCGTCGAGGGATTTTTTCAAAGGCCCCGCTTGGTCTATTTTTATCTGAGCGTCTGAGGTTAGTAGAAACTTTAGCACCCCATTTTTGTATACTCCTGCGCTCTGGCTAATAGCCGCCAAGTCAATGCCTAAAGTTTCTGCATGCAATACAACTGGGCTCAAACCGACTAAAGGATTATCGCCACACATTCCTTTAAAGTGTAGCATTTCAGTAGCAGGGATCATGTTAGGATAGCCAGTCATTGAAACTTTATAGAAAAGTAAACCGTCCTGCATTACCGCCGTTACATACTGCGGCGCGATTGGGTGCAACTCTATGCCGATATTCCGAACATCGCGATTAATAAAAGCGTAAGCGTTGCCAGTTAAAGCTAAGTGGCTAGTCATGTACTTTGTAAAATCATACTTAGTTTGATAAGGGTTAGGCTCATTTGTTAACGCGGTAGCGTAGTGGATTATTACTTGCTCCCTATTTGTGCCATCGTCTTTATACAACTTTAGCCCTAGCCCTGCTATCCCGTCCGCAATAACTCTAACGCAAGCGTGCACGGATGCAATTGACAAAGCCGTTGTATTATTTACCGCCTGCCCGCTTTTGGTTTGATAGCCAAATACATTGTTTAAGGTATTAACAAACCAGTCCGCAGGTTGCGACAACATCGACCTTTTTTCTGTTTTACGTTCCCAAAATCTTAAATTCATCGGTGCAAATTACAACTGCTTAAATTTTGCCGTGTTAACAAATCTTATTTATTCCGCCCCTGTGCTAGCCACCTACTGAGGGCCGAACGAAATACGTCGTAGTTTTTATAGCGTGGCACTCCGTACCTTTCCAGATACTCGGCCTCCGTTGCGTTGTAGGCATCCTCATAAGTCCGAAACTTAGGGAGGTTAAAATAATACTTATTCATGAAGTCGTCAACGAATCTCATAGCGATATAAACCAAAAATCTGAATTTTTTTCTTTGGCAGCGTCTTGCATAGCCGTGCCCAATGCCATTACAATAGATACAGGCCCGTCGACCTTATCCCCGCTCCTTGCTTTATTAATCTTAATATTGCCCGCTGGGTCGTTTGCTAGCAATACGTTACCCATCATCCAACGCGTAACTGGGTTGCCGTCGTGTTTAAGCCTGCCGTCCTTTACTAGTCGCTCTAGTTCCTTGGTCGGGCTGCTCATTGATATAAAGCCCTGTCCGAAAGGAAACATAGTTAAGCCCTCGTTTTGTAAATCAATTACCAACTGGCTAGCGTTGAAGCGGTCATAAGCAATGTCCTTAATTTCAAACTCCTGCGCAAGTTCTACTATCTGCGCCTTAATAAAATTATAATCCGTTACGTTGCCCTCGGTTGCAATTATCTGGCCGTCTGCAATCCATTGCCTTATACTTGCGCCCGCTGCGTCCTTTCTTTTATAGGCTGCCTCGCTTGGCAAAAAATACCAAGTGCGAATAGCTGAACACTCGGGCCAGTACAAAGTAAACGCGCAAAAGTCTCCAGTGCTCGCCAAATCCAAACCGCCGTAACAAATCCCGTCTAGTTTTTGCAACTCGGCGCATTCCATCCAAGTGCCGTCATTAATCCAAGTTAGGGCCGTGTCGGTCCACACATTTAACAACTTAGTGGTAAATTCAACTTCTTTGTGCACAAATTCCTTTGCCTCGGTTAGCGCCTGTTCTAACTGACGCGGATAAACCGAAACCCCCCAATTAGGATTAGCCTTTGCCCAGTTCGCCGAGTCGGTCCAGTCGTCGCCTTCGTCTAGCGTATAGATTACAGAAAATAAAGCATCGTCTACAATAGCCCCAGATAAAACCGAGGTACAATAGTTTCGGTGCTTATAACACGGCGACTCACGATTAAAGCCCGCCGTGGTAATTGTAAATAACAACGGTTGCCGTCTAGCCCCCATCGAGTTGCGCAATACATTGTAAAGCTCATCATTAGGGTGCGCGTGGTATTCGTCAATAACTGCAAAATGCGTATTTAGTCCGTCCTGCTTGCTAGGGTTCCACTCTAGGGGTTTATAGATACTTTGCCCGTAAAGTATGCGCCGATTGTTTACAGAGTTGTTAACAGTCAGCGCCTCAGATAGCCAGCTTGCATTTTGGCAAACCCTGACGCTTTCTGCAAATACCATCATGGCTTGGTCCAATTTTGTAGCTGCGCTATAAACTTGCGCTGCGCTTTCGCCGTCAGCCATTAAGCCGTAAAGCATAACCGCAGAGCTAAAAGTAGATTTACCATTTTTTCGGGGTACTTCTACATAAGCCCGCGTAAATCTTCTACTACCGTCGGGATTGAGAAAGCCAAACAGATTCCAAACGATAAACGCCTGCCACCCCTCCAACTTGAACGGCTTGCCCGCATAGTCGCCCGTCGAGTGCTCGAGCTGTTCTATAAAGTCGATGGCGTGCTGCGCGTAGTTTTCACTAAACCCCCAACCCCCCGCCCTGTCGGACAGATACCTATTCACTGCGTTGCGCACGTGTTCGCACACAACTACGCGCCCGCTTACTACGTCATCAATATATTGCTCAGCTATTCGCAAAGAAAAAATCTAAAGCAATCTGTGCTAGGTATTGATTCCTGTATAAATGCGGCGTTTCGTTCCAAAGCCCGTCCTTGCCACAAGGCTTAAAGCCGCTGCCTTGGTTACGGCTAACGATAAAATGCAAACCGCTTGGCTCTATGCGGAAAGTTACGCCCGCCGTTGCTTCGGCTGGCTCGGTTGTT